ACGTCAGAGGGTAGAGCCATAAAGGCATTTTGTGCTTCAATTACAGTGTTAAGATTTTCCTGATAATTTTTTATTGAAGACATATCGGCGTAAACGCCTTGTTTAGTGTTTAAGTGAGTTATTTGTCCAGTAACTCTGTATTTTTTCATGATGTTATTTACATCACATTGTTCTACGAACTGTTGTTGAGTTCGAGAAGGATTTTTATTTATTGTTCGCACGCGAACATTTCCATTTTCTAGTTTTATTATTTCTTTCATGTTTTCTCCTTACGGTTTTTGTAATTTTAGTTCTTTTTGTACTTTTAGATTTTTTTCACTTGTTTCCGGAAGTCCACCAGAGGATTGCATGGATTCTTTTACTTTTTTAACCCAAGGTCTTACGACATCGTACATATCGTTTTTTAGTTCAGCTTCAGGGATTCCTCGTTTTATAACGGCAGATTCAGTATCTGCTTTCTTTTTTTGAGCATCCATAAGGCCTATTTCAGACTCTTGTTTTTTGAGATCATTTTTTAGTCGCATCATTTCCATTGCAGAAGCTCCTAGTCCCTCAAGGGAATTTTTGAGTGTGGCTGTTGCTACACCGCCAGCGGCACCCTGAGGTGTGCTGGCTCCCGTGTTTAGTGCTAAGAGAGGATTTAGTCCGGCTTTTTGAAGGTCAACCATCTCTCGTTGATGAGCTGTGTTTGACATACGTTCTTGAAAAGCCATCTGCAGATCAGCGTTGTGTTGAGCTGCAGTGTTTGCATCTCTTGCGATGGTTTCGTTTGAGGAATTGGTTGATTCTTGACCAAAGATAGAACCAAGAATACTTGCGCCTGCGGCTATATACGGCCAAGCCATCAGAACCTCCCTAACGTTGATGGAACAGAGTAAGTCATCATTGGACGAGCATGTTTGTACTGAAACCAGTAATCAGCAAGAAGGTCCGGTTGTGAACTTACAGCTATCGCGCGTTCAATAGGAGTGCTTTGAGGAATAAAGGTATCGTTAAGCTCAGGAACAGATCCGAATTCTTCAGCTAAGTGCCATGCATCGAGTGATGAGGAATAAGTTGATCGGAATTGACCGTGAATTTCAGAAGGCTTGTAGCGATATTCTGCATATCGTTCTTGATAGCCGAATGCACCAGCGTCTTTTGTAGGATTTGCGGATCCTTGAGCGTAGATTTCTTTATAGAGTACTGCTTGTTCGCCTAGTTCTTGTAGTTTCGGCCAGAAGAAATCGAATCGCGTAGAGCGGGACCACATTCTATTAAGCCCTTGTTGATAGGTAAGATCAGCGCGAGCGCATGCAAGGCCAATGATATATCCATGCTCAACGAAGGATTTTGTGAAACCAACACTACCTCCTCCCGTAGTTGATGCAGTTGCGAAAGCTGCAAGAGCGCCCTGTGCGTTTGATCCAGCTGTTGGTGCAGTTTGTGCGACTGGATGTGAATTGATAGTAACTTGTCCGCCTCCAAGATATTCAGGTCGCTGTAACCTAAAATCTGGGCTGATAACATTAAAGTGTGCTTGAAGGATTTCGACATAACGGGTTCCTCCACGAGCATCAAGCTCGTACATTGATTGAATTGAGAAGGCTTGGCGAAGTTGGTTAATGGTTGCAGCAGTGGCAGTTGATAAATCAGTTTCTAGTCCAGTTTGGTCACCGAAGCGAACATTAGCTCCGCCGCCGGGAGCAGCTGCTCCAGATATTCTAAGAGCGGTAGATGAAGGTGTAACTTGCCAGATCTCTTGACCGCCTGCAGCACCTTGTCTGATCCATACGTCCTCTTGGACCGCTACGACGGGTGCAGTTGTACCTAAGGGTAATTCGACCGCAGGTCCTTTTTGAGGCCATGGCAGACAGCTGGTGAAGTAATCGTGGCGTTTCCCGCGCTTTTGTAAAGCGTATCCACCTGGAAGGTCGGGTCCATCATCTTTCGGCGTTAAAAGTGAGTCTTGCATATTTTGATCACGGAACCATTCGTTCCAGATAAGGTTGTAAGCTCTGAAGGGTAGGCAGTTAAGTTCTAGGCCAGGAACCTGAGTTGGGATTCCCATTTTATCGAAGATTGAGCCTACGGCTTCGCCGGTTACTGCTGTTGTTGTTAAGGTCGGGATCACGAAGTCAGTTGGATCGTCCGGGTCAGTTTGAGCACCATTGAATTTTTCCCAGTTGTTCCATACCAAGCGGTTAGGAACAAAGAAGAAGAAGTAATCGATATACATATTATCCATGATCGGGAATTTTTGGGTTGCTAAGCGACAGAAGGAATTAAGAGTTACATTGGCAGTATCGCCGGGAAGTATTTCGTCCACGAAGATTGGGACGAGGTAGTCAAAGTCGAATGTATCTTTGACAGTGAAGGATCGGTCAAATTGGCTTCTTGCCATTTTAACATCTGGGATCTGTGCGAACGAGTGTTGTGAGTACCTATTACCTAACATTTTTTTCTCCTTATAATTTTAGGTGTTGTTGTAACTTGTTAAATTTTTGTTCTAGAATTTTTTTTCTTGCTTCTTTGCGAGATCGCTGAAGTTTGAAATCAAGACCCATACGCGCGGAACGCGCGAAGTTAATTTTTTTCTCTTCGAGAGTTATAAGAGCTTCTTTTTTTATAGCTTCATCAATTATTTTTTGTTTAGTCTCTGTAACATAACGAGACCACGCATCTGGTTGATGCTTTTTAAGCCATTTTTCATAGTAACGAGGAATTGAACATTTAGATCCATTTACAAGAATGAAGCCTTGGTTGAAGCAGTCAGTATTCCAGTATTTTTCTATCCATTTTTTCCCTATTGCATGTTTGGACGATTTTCTGGAGATAGGGTCGAAGTCATGATTCCCGTCGTTGCCGTGTACAAGCTTTTTTGAAGCATATCTAGCGCAATAACCTGCACTCTCAAATGTGACAGAGCCACATTCAGAGATGCCAAGTCCCCAGAGTCTACCAAGAGATTCTGAATCATAGACTTGATCTCCTCGTTCCGTTGTATATTTCGGTTTAAGATCTTTAGGGCGCCAGTTAAATAAGAGCGCGTGCCAGTGAGGCCTTTTTCTTTTTTCACCGTATTCTCCTGTTACGAATACTCCGATCTCTTGATTCGGGTATGCAAAGCGAAGACGCTTCATGAATTTCTGAAAGTCTTCGTAGATTAATTTGTCTGATTTTAAGTTTTCCTCATTGTAAGTCAGTGTAATGAATGAATTTTGTTCGTGCATTTGAGCTTCATGAACACACCGAACTGCCCATTGACGCGCGTATTCAAGCCTACACGAAAGACATTTGCCACATGGTATTTGAAATGTGGGATATTGTTTGCTATATTTTTTGGGAGACCAACATAAGGTCTTCCCGTCGTCGTAAAAACCGACGCTTCGAGGGGATGTACAGCGCAATTGTACGTCCTTTCTTAGCCCAGGTTGTGTAACATAATTGACTTTATAGGATTAAAGCCGAATTCCGCCACGAAACTTTCTGGGATTTAATTTGTTAACAGAGTGAACGCCAGTTGCCTTTTTAAAGGTACGTCTAGAGTGACCTTTTGACAGTGGTTTTCTTTTCATGAGTTTTCCTTTTTTTGACAGCTTTTTTATTAAAGCTGTCAGTGGGCATAATTACAACAAGGAACTGAATTATGCCCACTCGTGTTACATCGTTAAAGATGGTGGTCTAGTGTCCGGAAGGTTAGCCGCCTTAACAATGTGTTCAGGTGTATCTAACGGAAAAAGTTTTCCGTGGATGTTATCGTATTCACCTAAGTAATAAAGGTCGTAATCCTCCGGATATTTAGAGATCGTTGATTTTTCGTCCCGTGCTAAGGACAAGAAAGTACGTTCAGCCTCGAGTCGGCTGTGTTGAAAGAATGGCTGGTTATAGAACTCAGCTTTTGAATCGCGAATCGCGAACATTTTGTATCGCATAGAATGCTCCTTTGTTGTTGTGTGGCTTTAGTGCCTCGAAGAATCTCGGCACTAAAGCCAACTTGTAAAGTTGTTTTAGTTTATATTTTATTTGTGTTTTTAAGGGAGACATCTTGTCTCCCTAACACCCTCTGAGAGGATAGCCGTCCATGGCGCCCTTAGGCGCCGTGGATGGCTGTAATCGCACATCGTGTGCGAGTGAGGCCTCGAGTGAGTATATCTCGGCACATACTACCGCGCTACGCTTGGTCAACCCTGAGCAAGCTCAGGGTTTTGTTTAAGACGGAAGCTACTCGGTAACGTTTGTTGTATCATTTTGTACTATTGGCTTATCGTCGTTTTTGTTTTTTGATTTTTTTGTTTCGTCGTTTGAGCCAGGTACATTTTTTTTGATTTTGAGTCCGAGTTTAATTGCTTCTTCGTCATTTTTTTTATCCGCCAGAAAGTCTATGAGTTCGGCGGGATCATTAGAGAATCTCTTCCTTACGTCAGAGGGTAGAGCCATAAAGGCATTTTGTGCTTCAATTACAGTGTTAAGATTTTCCTGATAATTTTTTATTGAAGACATATCGGCGTAAACGCCTTGTTTAGTGTTTAAGTGAGTTA